GTGATCCGGCCGGTAACCAGAGAGCTCAAACGTCAGAAGATACCTGTATGCAGATTCTGGCCGAGGAAGGGCTCCCCACTGAGGGTGCCTACACTCAGGAATACATTATGCGCCGTGAATCGGTGGCCTCGTTCCTGACATCCACAGATATTGACGGAGATCCCGGGTTTTTGCTCTCTCCAGTCTGCAAAGTGCTGAGAAAAGGCTTTAACGGTTCGTATAAATACGAGAGAATTCAGATGGCCGGCGAAGCACGTTTTCGTGACAAGCCAGCTAAAACCATGGCCTCTCATGTCCATGAAGCCCTGCAATATGGGGTAATGGAAGTTATCAGAGGCAGAACCCAGCGGGTATCAACTCGCCGGGAAGTAAGACACCGTTCAGCTGCTGGCTGGACTTGAGGAGACCACATGAAACATTTAGTTGATATTAAGATCGGTCATGCTGAGCGTAACGGCGAGAAGAATATAGTGATGTCACTTTTATTACAGGATGCCGTTATTCAGCCCGCCAAACAGGAACTGGAAACCGTACAGCTCAATATGGCGCTGGCATTACTAACCCCTGAGGAGCATGTCGCAGAAGCATTGCGCTATTTTGCCGACCAGATTGATGAACAAAAAATTGAACCGGCACCACCCAAACTAATAGGAATCTAAGATGGGAAAGTCCTACGGAATATTACGAGTCGCATCCAACGCTGAGATCGAGGCCTCGCAAAAAAACGAGATCGATTTTCTAAAGGATGAGGTCGTTGAAAGCGCATTATCCGCGCACATCCGTAAGGTCTGGACGATCAATCGCCAGTCAAAAGAAACCATTGAAAATGAAATGCTCAACTGCCTAAGGCAGAAAAAGGGCGAATATGACCCCCAGACGCTGGCTAATATTCGTGAGCAGGGTGGTTCTGAGATCTACATGAAGCTCACGACCACCAAGGTCAGGGCTGCCATATCGTGGATTCGGGATATTATCGGTGAGGAACGCCCTTGGGGGCTTGAACCCACACCGATGCCGGAGCTACCCAGCTGGGCGGTGAAGGGCATTATTGAAAAGATCAAGGCAGAGATGCAACCGGGGATGTCCGAAGAGCAGATGATGGAACGCGCTGCTGTTATGCGTGACGCTGCTCTGAAAGCCATGCGCGAGATCGCCCGGGATGCCTCAGATCGCATGGAGCTCAAGTGTGAGGATCAGATGGCAGAGGGTGGTTGGGATGACACCATGGAGGACTTCGTTGATGACTTCTGCACCTTTTCGGCAGCCTTTATCAAAGGTCCGATCATGGAGAAAAAGCATACCCTGAAATGGGGCGAAATGAGCCAAGGCAGTATGACCCCCGTTGTCAAAGAAGAGATTGCCATGGTATTTAAGCGGGTCTCACCGTTTGATATCTACCCCAGCCCGGACGCCACGAAAATTGATGATGGCAACCTGATTGAGCGTGAACGCTACAGCCGTGGCGAGATCTATGCTCTCAGGGGTCAGAAAGGTTACAACGATGACGCTATTGAAGGGGTGCTCGACCAGTACGGTCGCTCTGGCCTCAAAGACTGGCTCTGGCGCGACTATGAACGCGCACAGCTGGAAGGAAAAGAAAACTGGTGGCTCAGGTCAGATTCCAACACGATTGACGGCCTGCACTACTATGGATCAGCCCAAGGGGTGGTATTACTTGAATGGGGAGTCAATCCAAAGCTGATTGAGGATCCTCTGGCTGATTATGAAATTGATGCCATTTTGATTGGCACTCACGTTATCCGGGCGGTTCTGAACAAGGATCCTCTCAAACGACGCCCTTACCGTAAGGCTTGTTACCAGAATGTGCCCGGGTCTTTTTGGGGTTTATCCATCCCGTATCTCATGCGGATCAGAGAATGTGTAATGCGGCTGGTCGCTCGATGGCCAATAACCTTGGCATTTCATCGGGCCCACAGGTTGAGGTGAATGTTGATCGACTGCCTCCCGGGGAGCCCATTACCGAAATGTACCCATGGAAGATCTGGCAGACCAACGCCGACACGACCGGCTCTGGCCAACCCGCAATACGGTTCTTTCAGCCCCAATCCAACTCCGCAGAACTTATGGCAGTGTTCGAGTTCTTTGAGAAAAAGGCCGACGATTCAACCAATATCCCCCGTTATGCTTACGGTAACGAGAAAGTAGGTGGCGCCGGATCCACCGCCTCAGGCCTCAATATGCTGATGACATCCGCTGCCAAGGGTATTAAAAACGCCATTGGCAATATCGATCAGGGGGTAATTAAACCCACTCTCCAGATGATGTTCGCCCACAATATGATGTATGACCCGGATCCCACCATTAAGGGGGATGTCAAAGTCATTGCCCGTGGATCCACTGCCGTACTGGTTAAAGAGCACAATCAGCAGCGCAGACAGGAATTCCTCATGGCCACCAACAACGAGATCGACATGGGCATTATGGGTGTCGAGGCCAGAGCTGAGATCCTGCGCGAGGTTGCTGATCCGCTGAACATGAACACCGACCGGATCATTCCAAGCCGTCAAGACCTCAGGGCTCGTATGGAAGAGGAGGCCAGCAAGCCACCACAACCAAGCCCAGAAATGATGAAGATCGAAGCTCAGGGCAAGGTCGAAATGGCCAAGCGCGATCAGGATCAGAAGCAGCACATGGAAGAGCTCGATTTCAATGCGGCCAAGATCCAAGAGCAGGGCGCGGCGGAAATGGAGAAATCCCGGGAACGCATGGACATGGAGGAGCGTCTGGCCAAGTACCGTATCGACAAGGAAATGGAACGTCAGGAAGCAAAGGACAAGCTGGATCGGGAGAAAATGAATCTCGATCACTCCCACGATATGGAGAAACTTCGCAAAGAAGCCCGCTTGCAGCGTGATAAACAGAGTTCAGAAGGTGAGTCCAAGGAGAGTGAGGGCAAGGAAGAAAAGACTGCTATCCCGGCTCCAGCAGCTCCCAATGTTATTAACTTAACCATCGACAACAAGACTGGTACTGTTAAAAAGAAACTCACTGTAGACCGTGGTAAGGACGGGAAAATTTCCGGCGGCGAATCAATAGAAACCCCAATGGAGGAATGAAATGCGTATAGGAACAAATTTAGCTGCAGATGGTGGCGCGGTACCGTTTAACAACGAGCCGTCAGATCTTCGCACGGTAATCGTCTGGGGCACAGTAACCAACGTGGATCTTGAGATCTCCCCGGATGCTGGATCAACATGGATTTCCGTACAGAATTTCACCGCTGCGGGCTCAGCTCAGGTACCGCTCGGCGGTGCTGAGGGATATCAAGTACGTTGTGGCGTGACCGCTGGAACTGGCGTTTACATGGATATCCTTTAATGAGATACCCGCTGCTTATCGGATTATTGTTATTCTCAACCATGATTTTCGTAGACCATCATCACCACTCGACCGTCTACAAAAGCGAAATATCAAAGCCAATGGGTACCGCTCTGGGGCTTGCTGCCGCCCAGCACAATTTTGACTATGGCTACAAGCCGCAATGGTCTGTTGGTGCGGGTAGCTATGAGGATGCTAACGCCATATCATTCAGCCTTGCCAAGCGCCTTGGTGATGGTAAAAACCAGTGCAAGAACTGCCTGTTGATCAACGGCTCTTTTGGGGTTGAGAACAGCCGAGCCGGGATCGGCATAGGTATCAACGGGAGATTCTAATGGCTACCGGATTTGACTGGGCGAAACTGTGGGTGGAGAACATTATCAAACCCATAGCCTCGAACAATAAGCTGATCAACTTCCTGATTATCGGGGTGTTGCTTGGTGGTGGGTATGCAGGATACGACATTATTGGGAAGGAGCATGTCGCCCCGGAGCCAAAAGCTCTGGCGGAAGTGCCAATGTCCGGCTGCGATTGTGATGCAGCCATAAAAAGAGCGATTCGAGCTGAACACCGATAAAAATTCATTAAGAGGATTTAATTATGCCAATGGTAGACGCGGATTGGAGCATCGATAGAGCAACGAAGGTTATTGCTTATATTGGCGACGATCATACATTAAGCGGGGGTACGCCCTCATACGCAACCGTTATCCAGTTCCATCGATGGGTACAGGACTTTGCAGATAATGAGGCTTATAACTCAGGTGGCGCGGATACCGATAATATCGAGTTGGATATCATCGACATCAACCCTTCCACAAGATCGACTGATAACATCGTACAGCTGATCAATGGGTTCACGGTAACCGCCACTGAAATCGAGCATCTTTATGATGGCACGATCATTCAAGGGTCTGGCATCACCGAAGAACGCTGGGATGGTATCGTGAACTTTGGTAACGCCAACGCTCACATTCAGGTACTGCGTGACGGCGCCATCCTTTCTGATGATTAATGGAATTACGGTAAGGAAGCTGGCTCTGAAACTGGCGCTGGTAGCGCAACGGTAATGACCGACTCAACCCTCGGAGCGACCGTCGATGAGTTTATTGGTTACACAATCATCAACGTCACCGATGGTTCACGCGGAATTATACTATCGAACACCGCTACGACTGTTACCGTTGGCGAGCTGTATGGCGGCACACTTGATACTTGGACGACCGCTGATGTTCACCACATTGCTGTACCGCTTAATGGTGACCCTGCACAGGGTATCTCTCATCGATTCATGGTTAAGACTCGCGCCAACGGTGTGGACATTGATCGCAGACGCCTTGTTGGTACATCACGCCGTTATGGAAACACATACAGCGAGTTCAAAATCAACGGTACCTCACAGGGTAACAACGTGTTCGCATTGTCTGACTCAGGCGATTTGAACAACACGACCTCATGGGCAACCATTGATGCGTTGGCTGATATCACTAACACCGAAGGCTTGAGATTGCTCGATATCTCTGGTGATGGTACCGATGAGGAATACTATTCAGAGTGGACTCGCGGTGCCAACACAATCAATATCTTCTACGAGTACATGAAGATGATGTCGGCAGATGCTACTGCTGAGACTTTACAGGGTGAATCAGGTGAATTGCATCGTGGACCCACTCATTCAGTCTCTTACGACACTGAGACAGGCGTTCCAGTTACAGCCACCAAGGATAAGCACGTTTATGGCACGTTGATTAATACCGGCGTTGTCACTTCTGGACCATTTGTTGTTGGCGAGGCGGTGCGTGAGACAGGATCAGATGCTTGGCGCGGTCGAATACTTGGCGTTGATGCAGCTAATACTTCACTCATTGTTGATGTTGAGGTTGGCACTGTTGGCAACGCTGAGGCAATGATTGGCGATACCTCTGGCGCAACCGCTACCACCTCAGCTGCTCCAACTGGTGAAGAGATCCAGAACGCAGCAGGTGAGTTCAAGGTGTTGGCATTTGATGATGATGGCGCCACGGGTAATATTTATGGTCAGGTCACCAAGGGCGTATCAATGGGCGATAACACTCGCTTGTATGACGCTACCGACCATACTGATTACTACACCTGTGATGCCGCTGCTGACGAAAAAACAATATCGACACCGTTTGCTGGCGTTTCAACCGGCTCAGCACTGATCGGTGCTTATGGTCTTGGGCTCTTGGCGACCGATACAGCGGCTGCTGATACTTACTTCGATCTCAGTGGCGCACCTATCACGCCACCTAACACCGTTACATTTACAGCTTCTGGCTTTGCCTCTGGTGATTATGTTCTTTGTACTGAGGATAATGGTGGTGACATCAACCTCGCGCAGATGACTTCGGATGCGACAGCCAACTCAGCTACCCAGACCACGATCTCTGTGGTCGCCATTCCAAGTGACACGCCTCTAACGGCAGGAACCAAGGGCGGTATTCGAGTCGAGCGAGATTCAGGCCTTTACAGTCTGCATCGGTACACATCATGGGATTCAGGGACTAACGACTTCACAATCCCGTCCTCTGATTTTCTTACCGACACGGATCCGGGTAATGGCCCAGCAACGACGCCGTTTAATGTCTTTGTGTCGTACCTTGATCTGGTGACCGCGCTCACGCAAGAGCAGTTCTCATACGTTTATTCAGCACCGAGAACACATTTCTTGAGGGTGCGTAATGGAGCCACGCCAATTAAGACGGCAGAGGCAACTGGTAACATGACCTCAACCGGTGGTGTTGCATCAGTAAGCACAATCCCAGACGCTTAATATGATTACTATCGTATCAAGATGGGAGGACTCTCAGATGCTGCCCGATACCGAGTGGCGCATGTGGAGACAACTAAAGAACTTTGGTATTAACAACTTCATCTTTGTCCCTATTGCGCCCGGGTTCGAGCAGATTGACATCGAGCAATATGCCACCATGGAAGAGGCATTGGCGGCGGCGACTGGGAACAAAGTGTTTCTTGAGGCTAACGGTGAAAAGGGAATGACAGATCTGCCTCCTCGGGATGAGGATGTGGTGTTTGTTCTTGGTAATACCACCATGCACAATCAGGCACACACCACCCCGGCTGACTCACATTCAATCAAGGAGCCTATGGAAACCAGCATGTATCCAACATGTGCTGCGGCTATTGCATTGGCGTTCTGGCATGGGCAATGAGTTTAGACAATCGCACCCTACTTAATGACTGTGAAGATGACGGGCAAACCTTCGTCACCACAGGCGCACAGCTAGGAACATCAACCCTTGCCGGGTCTTTTGTTGAAGGCGTGGCGTCGGTTGATACACAGCACTCCAACGTATTTGATGACACTTATACCACTGGCGATTCAGCCGGGGCGACGTTCAATATAGATATGTCTGATATGACCCTGTACGGGGTCGTTAAGGACAGCTTGGTGGATGAATACGCTTCCGGTGGCTCGCTTCTTGTTATTGGTGATGGTACCGACAGAATAGGTTATTACACGGGTGGAGATGATGCCGTTGGTTTGCCGGGACTCCCTTTCTTCTTTACCTGCTTTAAATTAGACGTATCAGTTCAGGTCGCCGCCCCAGAGAGCAACAATGCTTTCTCAGGCAGTGAGGCGGCTCTTGACCAGACGCAAATAACCACGGTTGGTTACGGATCATTACATCGCGGGAAGGCGCAGGGCTCTATTGTCAACTGCTGGATTGATGGATTTTATTACATAGCCAACGACTCTTACGCTTTAACGATCAACGGTGGCACCGTAGGCACCCCTGAAACCATGGCGGATGTTGTCACTGATGATGTCGCCAGTGGCTGGATGATGACCGGGAACCCACTTGGGGAGCAATACACATTCTTTGCTCCAACTGAATGGGGGGAATCAGCAGCCAACGCAGATCACTACTTCACTGCTAATGGTGAGCAGTGGTACTGGATTGGCGACAATGGTGGTGGCCACGCGGTTGGCGCCACTCACTTCCCTTTCCGAGTTGTAGGCAACGCAACAGATACCGGCTCATGGGTGGTATCCAACACAGTAATCGTGAACACGGGGACTCCAGCTGAGTTCCTGATGGACGATGCCAACATCGATATATTAGAAATGGATGGCTGTTCATTAACCGGGTTGGGCGATATTAGCGCACCAAGCTCAGGCGGCACTAGCCGGTTTTGCACGAATACAATTTTCTCGGGCTGTGGGCAAATTACGCATAACGGCGCACCAATGAACGGCAGCAGCATCTCAGGGTATGAGGGGACAGCAAACACCTCAGCTTTGATTTACAACGAAACGACAGATCCCGATGGTGAGATGGATGAAATGTCCTTCACCCAAGGGACAACGGCGACTCACGCCATCGAGTTTGGTGCTGACATCCCATCAACGATCACGCTGAGAGGTATGGATTTCACCGGATATTCTGCGTCAGATAATAACGACGGATCCGTGTTCCACTTCCTTGATACCACCGGGACCATCACCGTAAACCTCATCGATTGCACTGCGCCTGTAAGCGGTTTTTCGGTCAGGGATGAGGGTGCAACCATTAATCTGGTTATCGCTCCAGTCTCTACCAAAATTACCTGCGCTGAGGCCGATGGAACGCTTATCCAAAACGTCCGGGTATTTGTTGAAACCGCAGATAATGGCGGTGGTTCTGGGTTCCCGTTTGAGGCTGCAACCAGCTCACTGACTCAATCGGCAGGTGTGGCGACACTTACAGCCAGTGCCGTACATGGACTTGCAACAAACGACTGGGTGGTGGTGCGAGGAGCTGGGGTTGAGCATTACAATCGAACCGCTCAGATCACCGTGACTAGTACCACCGCGTTCACCTATACTGTCGATTCAGGGGCAACAACTCCTGCGGGCGGCACTCCGGTATTTTCCTACATGCCGCTCAGTGGTTTGAGTGATGTTAATGGAGAGATCACATCATCCAAGTCATGGCCAGCCTCGCAGGCGCTCAAAGGGTGGGTGAGGAAGAGCACGACAAGTCCATTTTTCAAGCAAACGGCTGTCAGTATTTCTGACGCAAGCGGCGGAACTGATCTCCTTGTATCACTACAATCGGATGAATAAATTATGATAGGCGCAACAGTTGGCAAAGAACCTGATTTTATTCAGGACGAAGATCTAAAGACCCCTGCTCAGCTTCGTGCGGGAATGAAGTCGTTGGAGAAAGCAAGGATGTCCCTCAACGAGAAGGCGACTCTGGCGGGCGTGATGGCCAACCAAGACGTACTTCGGCAGCAGTTGGAGATGACCCATGAGCAGCTGAGGAGAATGATCGGGATGTACCAAACGCTCCAAAATGAATTTACTGCCTTTAAGAATCAGCGGATTACCGAGCTGAACATGAAGGTAAACGGCGGTTCAACTACCCCCGGAGAGTAAGATGCCGATCACTCTTGATCCAGCAACCAGAATATTCAGCGTACCGCAGTCAGACTTAACTTTTATTTCTGGCTCCCTGTATGAAATGGATACCGAGATTGCTTTTCGCCAGATCATCAATCAGCTCATGGATGATGAGGACTATATCTGGATGCCGGATCCGATCAGTCATAACACCGAGGTAACGGTAGCTGGTATCACTTATGCTCGGTTTATAGAGATGATCAACAGCTATTCAATTACCTTTACGCCAGACAGCCAGTGGTCTGTCAGGCTGGCTGGATCCAACAACAACATATTCGATATCGAGAACAGCATCCTGAATCAGAATCAGGTGCAGGTTATCCCGAATAACGCAGCCGGTCTGATCAGCAGCCCACAGATGGTGGAGCAGCTTGATCACCTTGAGAAGTTCGTCTGGCTGAATGTTGACCTGCCGTCCAATGGTGACGGCTCTCAGGCCAGACCATTCAATGATGCGACCAACGCGATAGATTATGCGGAATCCAAGAACATTCGAAACATCAACCTACACAGCGATCTGACACTGGATCGCCAGATGAAGAATTTTGTCTTTAAGGGGGCTGGCACTCCGACGATTGATACCGCCGGGTATGATATCGATGGATCAAGGTTCATCCAATGCAGTCTGGAAGGGACGTTTGTAGGCAGCATTATTGCTCAAGAGTGTGTGCTGCTGCCAAATTGCTATTTGAATGGCTACTACGAGACATGCGGGCTGGCTGGCGACCTGTTCTGTGTTGATGGCGGAACTATCCTAATGACCCAGTGTATCTCACTGATCGCAGGCTCAGGTAGACCAACAATCAATATGATCAGCACTCTCGGGGTTCAGCTGAGTATGCGTAAGAATGGTGGCGGCATCACGATCAAGGGTTGTGATCACGCATCAAGCAATGTCACCGTCGAGGTATCCGAGGGATCTCTTACCTTTGACAGCAGCAATACAACGACCGTGGCAAACTCCATGGTTGCGCGTGGTATGTGCAAGCTCGTAGATCAGGTGCCTACCGCCGGGGTTGTGCTTGATGAGACAGGCTTCCCGGCCAACGTCAACATTATTAGGAAGATCCTGCAGAACAAGACCCAGACTGACCCCATCACTGGCATCATGACGGTGTTTGATGATGACGGCACCACGGTCCTGTTCACCTGTAATATCTGGGAGAACATAGCAGGCACTACGCCTTATCAGGGCAACGGTGTGGATCGTAGAGAAGCCTTTAGCTAATGCTCACCACCAGAGGACTGGGTGGGTCACAGCAGCTTCTGTGCACCTTTGGGCACGGCACCTATGATGTAGTAATCATCCCCCCGGAAGAGGATGAGGATAATGTCGGGGGTGGGCGCAAGCAGTTTCAGGTAAGCCCGAGACGGATCTACCTGAAAAAAAGAGTGGGAGAACCCACGTTTGGGCTTGAGGATATCGCTCAACCCGCTATAGTGCTTGAGATTGAGGGGCAGGATTACGAGCTTGTAGAAGGCAAGCCCCCCACCGCCAAACAGGCGATTGCCGAACTACCCATCAAGGAGTTCGAGGAAAAGATTGAAAGGGCAATGGTGGAGCTGGGAATCAGCAAATCCAAAGCAGCCAAAGCCCTGCAGAAGAGAGCAGCCAAAGAGCTTAGAGGTATTAAGCGGCTGCAAAAGGAGCTCTCAGACGATGACGACGAAGCGTTCTGGGTGTTGTTACAATTAAGCGACATGTGAGGAGACCAGTATGAGAAAGATCCAGCAGAATGAGGCGGAGGCTATCGCATCGATGGCCAACACGCCGGAATTTATTAAATTCTTAGGCTGGCTTGATAAAAGCAAGTCTGATGCGGTACAGGGTATGATCAACGGTGACAGCGATCACATGAGATCAAAATCAGCCGGTGGCTTCGATGTTTTGGATACAATAATCGAAATGTCGAAAGAAGCCAGCCAGATGGTTGATGATATCCGTACTCGCAGTAACAAAACTCAGGGTCTTGGCCATACGGCCGGGAATTACTGATATAGCCCGAAAGGGCGCGACTCTTGACGACTGATCCCAACAGGCTCATCAGCGGCAACTTGCAAAAGGAAAGTAAAATGGCACAACCAAAAACCGTTAAGAAACAAGCAAAAAAAGCAGCGAAGCTACAGAAAGAACTTATTGACGCTCAGGAGGCGGAAGCCAACCCCGACAATAAGGACGAACAGCAAACCGAACTATCTCTTGTCGGTGATCCACCAGCAGATCCTCCAGTGAAAACTGATCAGGAAGGCAACTGGGAGGAACGCTTTAAGGGTTTGAAAGCAACCCACGACACGACCGTTTCAGGATTGCGCTCACAGCTCAACGATGCGTCAGGCAGATTAGAAACAGCTACCAATCAAATAGCTGACCTGACCACAAGAGTCGAAGAGTTGAGTAAGTCACCCCCAGAGCCATCGGCTGCACAGCCGGTAAAGATCGAAGTTACGGATGAAGAGGTGGAAGAATACGGACAGGGTTTGATTGATCTTGTCAGTAAGATTTCCGGGCAGGATTCTTCATCCACAGTAGATCTCGCAAAACAGGTGTTGGACTTAGAGAAACGTCTGAACGCAGTTGCTCAAGATACAAAGCAGGTTGGTGAAACACATGTAAAAGATAAACGCGCAGAGTTCTTTACTGAGCTCGATACTGCCGTACCAAACTGGCGCCTGATCAATAAAGACGCCAAGTTCATGAGCTGGTTAGCTGATGAAATGCCCGGTACTGGAGAAGAGCGTCAATTCTACTTGCAGCAGCATTTTGATAAATATGATGTTGCTAGAACCTCCAAACTGTTCAACGAGTTTTTGGCTGCCAATGGTGCCCCCGTGAATACTCAGGCGGAGCTGGAAGAGCAATTACAGCCTTCCAACACCAATGCAGCGACTATTAATTCTAATGTTAATACCAATGAAAAGATTTGGACTCGATCTGAGATCAAGTTATTTTATCGGGAAAAACGTGAGGGGAAATATCGTAGTAAACCTGATGACGCTCGGAGGATTGAAAAAGACATCCTTGCAGCAACCGCTCAGGGGAGGGTCAAAGACTAACTCCCCACTCGGTACCTGCTGCAAATAACCGAGGTATTAAACAATGGCAGGTTTACAACGCGAGGCCGGTTATACCGATCTCAGCTCGTCCAGTACGGGCAAATTCATCCCAGAAATTTGGGCCGGAAAGTTAATTGAGAAATTCTACGACGCAACGGTATTTGGTGAGATCGCCAATACTGATTACGAAGGCGAAATCTCAGGCATGGGTGATAATGTAGTCATCCGCACAACTCCAAGCATCGTGATCAATGATTACAAAATTGGTCAGACCTTGGATTACGAAGAACCTAAAACCCAGCTGTCGAGCTGCCTATCAACAAAGGCAAGTATTTTGCTTTCCGCGTTGACAAGGTAGACGAATACCAAGCAGACATCGATATTATGGATGACTGGGCGGGCGACGCTGGCGAACAGATGAAAATCGCGGTTGATACTGACCTTCTGGCCGGTGTTTATCCTGACGTTGGCGCCCTGAATAAGGGTTTGACTGCAGGCCGTAAATCTTCATCCTACAACCTTGGCACTACTGGTACTCCAGTGGCTTTGACCAAGGCCAACATCCTTGATTACATCGTTGATCTGGGTTCTGTTCTTGATGAGCAGAATGTTCCAGAGACTGGCCGTTGGCTGGTTATGCCCGCTTGGGCTTGCGGTATGATCAAAAAATCCGACATCAAGGACGCTTCACTTTCCGGTGACGCGACTTCCATTATTCGTAATGGTCGTATTGGCATGGTTGATCGCTTCATGATCTACATGTCCAACAACCTTGCGGTTGTGACGGATGGTTCCGACCAAGTGACCAACATGTTAGCTGGTCACAGAGCCGGTCTTACCTTTGCTGCACAGATGACTTCCATGGAAACCTTACCGAACCCTAACAGTTTCGGTAATCTGGTCCGTGGTCTGAATGTGTACGGCTACAAGGTGACCGAGGGTAATTACCTGACTTTGCTTTACGCGAAGAAAGGCTAATAACCTACCCGAGTGACCCCCTCAATTCCGGGGGGGTCGCTTTATAATTTACCCAATTCGAGGAGACCGATATGAATATGAGAGCAACAGCAATACCCGTACAGGAAACCAAATATTTACGCAGTAAAGTGGATGGTTATGTCTATATTTGGACGAAGGCGCTGGCAGACCGTGACGACATGATGCCTTGCGACAAAATCCCTGATGATTTTAAGAAGGAACAGAACTACGCTAATCCAAAGGATCTGCTGGATATTCGCTTCATGAAGAAAGACGAGGTGATGGATGAGGCGCGAGTGGTCTGGGGTGTGAGTTTTGACAGAACCCTAACCTCTCAGACGATGAAAGTTAAACTTCGCGCATTGAGGCGTGACGGAAAAAAAGAGGATAGCTAAATGCTGGCACGGCCGATCATCACACAAGTATCTGGGGAGCTGAACGATCCTACGTTCATCACATGGGCTGAGGCTGACCATATCAGGAACTTCAATTCCGCCAGAAAGCAGATAGTTCTTGTGCGACCAGATGCCTATTCAGACCTTGAGAGCGTTTTACTGACCCCGGGAAGCAATACTCACTCGCTGCCAGATGGCGCTCTAAGGCTCCTGAAAGTGACCCGGAACATGGGGGAGGATGGATTAACCCCCGGTCGTGCACTTCGCATGGTGGATATGGACTCGCTCAACACCTTTGATCGTGACTGGCCAAAGGCTTCCAAGGGAAAAGCGGCCATTCGTGAGATCTCTTATGACGACACGATCCCCAGAGTTTTCAATACCGAGCCGCCCGCACACGCGACCACGCCGGTATATGTTGAGCTGGGTGTATCCAAGCTGCCGGTTGATATGACGGATCCAGACGCTGATAGTTTGGAGATCCCTGATATCTACGAGCAGCCAATGCGGCAGTACATGCTGCATCTGGCCTTTGGTGTTGAAGTGGAATCACAAGCCAGTATGATCAAGTCGAGATCTTTCCTGCAGGACTTCTATAATTCACTTGGCCTGAAAACCAAGGTAGACAAGGGCTTCTCGCCCAGCAAGGACTAACTATGTCGGTAGTGAACTTTGAGGATTATTTGCCCGAGGTGCTGATTGAGGTCAATGGCTGCCCGTCAAAAGTTGCCCAGAACGCTGTCAGGAACGCGGTGATTGAGCTTTGCCAAAAAGCCCGGGTCTGGCGCGAGACACTGGATCCCATTAACACCAAGACCGGTGTGGCGATTTATGATCTCTGCCTACCGGAAAACAGCCAGATGGTGACCCTGTTATGGGGAAAATACAACGGGATCAATATCTCCCCGATATCCGAGGATGAGCTGGATACAGTCTCCTCACGCTGGCGCATTGAAAGCTGGCGCACTGAAACCGGTGATCCGGTGTGTTTCTTTGCCCCCAAACAGTCAGAAGTGCAGCTTATCCGTATTCCCACGGTGGATCTTGCCTCAGGATTGGAGCTTGGGGCTGCGTTAGCGCCCTCCAGAAACGGCTACGAAGCACCGGAGTCAATCTATAACGAGTATCTTGAGGTCGTCGCATGTGGCGCCAAGGCTCGTTTGCTGGATATGTCTACGCGCCCTTGGTACAACCCACAGGCTGCAGCTGCAGAGGATGTTAAATTTCAGCGCGGGATCGTCAATGCCCGCCGAACAGTATCCAAGAATCACGGACAAATGAGCAACAAAGTATCCATGTCGAGGCCTTTTGCATGAGCGATCTAATTGAAGTCACACAAGGGGATGATCTCCCCTCAATACAACTCAACCTCAAAGACTCGAACTCTGGGGATCGCGGCGATCCTGACACATGGGATCCCATTGATATCTCGGGCACCACGACCGTAAACGTGAACTTGAGGCTCAAGGGTGGTGATGGCACCATTCTGGGAGTAGCGACGACCACCAGAACCGGTGATGGCACCGATGGCGAGACGGTCATGAGCTGGCCTGCCGGGTTCCTTGATAGTGATCCGGGGAACTACGAGGGCGAGATCTACCTTGATTACGCTGGAGCGATCCAGACCGTACCTGAAAAACTGAAAATTAAGATAAAAGAACAATTCTAAATGAGCCATTTTAAAGCAATCGTCAGATATGTGAGAATCGTCGCCCTTGTGACCAAGGTTGGCGGTGAGCTGGCTAGACTCGCAAAAGAAGCCCCGAAAGTCGCGGCGATTGTTAATTATATCAGCCCGTCAGTTATCATTACTGAGCTGCCTACCCCTGTCATATTTGGCACATGGGATAATGGCCTGTCGTTCTGGGATCTGGATGGCGGCGGCCTACCTCAATCACAATGGGATATTGGACTATGAGCACGATTGATACCTCTGGCATAGACCCTAGCAAACCGGTTTTTGGGAACGCAACGACTGAGAGTGTCAGGGATAACTTCGCGGCGATCATCACCCAGTTAGAAAATGCCGGTAGTGATATCGATGCCCTGCAGGGTCTCAATAACCTGTTCACCGACCCAATTTATGACAAGAAAGACCCCGGTGAGATTGGATCAGTCACCCCGGCCATTGGTAACTTCACCACGATCAATGCCACGGATCTGGTGCTGGCCAACGATTTCACCGTTAATGGCAATCTCAGTATAGGTAATGCCACCTTCAATGCGTGGGATCCCACATTCTCTGTTGTAGAGATTGGTGGCACCGCAGCGATCTGGAATACCG